TGCGCGGTAAATCTCGCGCAATTACCATAAAGTTTGCAAGAGCTTCGTCTTTAAGGTGCACCACGTTTGAGCGCAATGATGCCTGCGCTTCAACTGCTTCAATGTTCACAGCTTGCCCCAACGCCTTTTGTGTAGAGGCCATGTCGATCTCATCGGCCACCACCTCTGTGGCCTTGCTGCGGAACCGCTGTAGCTTGCTCTGCATGATGGGGGAGAGCTTTGATGCCGCCGCTCCAACGGCGGGCACAATCCCGCCAAATGCTGCCGACGTGGCGATATTAAACAAACTGTCTTGCAGCGTGTACTCCTGAAAAAGCCCTTTTGCCGTGCTTTGGTTCCCCGGCTCTACCACCGCCCCGGCGACAATACCCTCACCAACGCCAATCCCTACCTTCTGGCCTAGCTTAAGCGAACGCCGCAGTTGATAGGCGCGTCTTACCGTATTGCCAAGGGCACCGATAGAGCCTAGCCCGGCAGTGCCAGCGGACACAGCAACCCCGACGGCAAGGTTTTTAGGCTCTACAATCCCCGTGGCAAACGCCGCGCCAAAACCAAGTATAGTCTGCGCGTCCGATGCCTCGGCAAGAATCTTGCGCCGGGCAATAGAAGCGTCGTTAAATTGCTTCAATTCCTTTGCACTTTCTTCTGTCATTCCTTCATGCCAAGGGATCCCCTCGCTGTATAAATCAGGGTTGGCCTTGTACTGCTCTTCGGATATTTTAGTGCCCGTTTGTTTAGCCTCTTCCACTCTGCGTAGAGTCCTATCGGCTTCTAATGTGCCAACGCCGTAAAATCCTTCTCCACCACCAGCAGAAATAACCGCGCTTGTACGCGGCTTAAAAAGCTGGGTGTCCTGCGACTCGCCAAAGTCTGTGCGCTTCTGCTGTGGTGTGTTCCAAAAGCCGTACATTAGAAGCGTGGCTCCGGTTCTTCTTCGAGAAAACGTCGGTATTTATCTTCTTTTTCTTTTCTTTTTTTGTTTTCTTGTCCTTTAAGAAGCTGCTCAAACGAGATATCTATTTCCTTCCCGGCTTTATCCACAAGAACATTGCCGTCTATCGAGCGGAACTTGTAGCCAGTTTCTTTTTCATTGAGAAACGGCGCGGCAATATCTTGAAGCTCATAAATTTCTTTATCCCGCTGATTGACCATTTCGGGCAGTGATTCTTTAAGAAAGGTCTCAATGCTATTCTCAATCTGACTGGCTGAATAAGCTGTCGGCACTCGGAACTTTGCATCGTTGACCTCGGCCACCTCGTATGAGCCGTTAAAAGGCTTCATGGCAAATTCTACTGCATCGCTTTCAGATGAGGTTTTACGCTGTAGCATTCTTGCCATAGACAGTGATTCAACAACGTCTATCTTTTCCTGCACGTCCTCAAAGGATTTGCCTTCGTTTAAAATGGCCGCTTGCAAGTCTTTGGTCTTGTCTTTTACTTTGCTGGTTAGATTGGATTTTAAAAACCCACCCTGCTGGTACAGATCGTTTAAGGCAGTTTTACCAGAACGCGACACATTAATTAACAGCTCGATGTGTTCTTTATTTTCAGGTCTTCCGCCGTGGGCTAGGGACATTGCGGCTTCCATAGCAGGGGCAATGCTTTTGTTTCTCTTTAAGTCCTGAATGGCGTTGGGGGTATATTCACCGTAAGTACCAATAAGTTGGTTGATTTGAGAAAGTGCCTCATCGGCATTGTTTACTTGGGCAAGAGACGCACCAAAAACAGAAGCCTGCGCTTTTGTGAGTACACTGGCATTCTCTTTATCAAAACCAAGAATCTGTTGCTGCACCTGCACCAATTCCGCAGGGGTGCTTGCTCCTGTCTCAATGGCCGCCTTCGCAGGGTCTGCCAGAATGTTTTTGAGCACAACCTCTTGCTGGTTTAGTTTTTCGCCAGTGGAAAGATTGCCGTAGTACCCGCCGCCGCCTTGAATGGGCAGGTTATTGAGCCTGTTTTGCCAGCCTTGAAGCTGGTCTTCATATTTTTCTGGGTCATTTTTGGCAAGGCGCACGTACTCCTGCCGCCGCATCTCAATCAGTTCTTGTGGGTTGGAACCATCTTGAGCCGCTTGCACTAGCTTCTTGCTAAACGCGCTGCTGTGATTTACTACGCCGTCGGCTACAATGTCCTGAACCTGTAAGGGTAACTCGCCAATTTTGTATTTGTCGTAAAATTCTCGTTTGTAAAACTGCCTGGCATACGCCTCACCAGCGGCCTTGCCTTGGGTTTCCGTTATCTGTTTTGCTTCGTCGTGTTCTTTTGGAAATGACCCACGGTTAATGCCGTAAATTGCTGCCTCACCAGAACCGCCGTCTTTTGCCACATACCCGCCTTCGTTGCGCATAATAATATCAAGCGAACGGTCGGCGTTTTCTATGGGGTTTCCATCTAATTGAATTTCATTTAGTTTTTTAATATCCGGCGTTTTTTCCCAGACTGTTTTTTGCAGCTTTGTCAACTCTTCGCTTGTAAAATATGCCGTAAACTGCCCCGATGCTAGCAACTGCTGCGCTCGTTGCGCGTCCACGGCCATTGCCCCGTAGATGTATTTTTGCGCCGCTTCAGTGCGTATTTTGCTGTCAAAGTTTTGCAGCTTATCGTCGGCCAGAACCCCTGCTCCAGAAATAATTGTTGCGTCAATGTTCTTAGCAATCTCGTTAAAATCCTCACCGCGTTGCCCGTAGGTGTAGCTAAGTTCGGCCAGCGTGTTGCCCGTCTGGTTAATCTTTGAACCAATTAACTCAATTCTGCGCCCGTTTTCCCAGTTTAGGTTGCGCTCATAGTCCCGCACATTGCTCTCTGCAACGCTAAGATTGTAGGCTTCTTGCACCGACGGGGGCAGTGTCTTAAGCCGTTCCGCGTCTTTCTTCTGCTGCTCTTTTTCAAAAAACTGCCTGTAGCCTTCGGGATTGTTCTGAAACATTTTCTGGGTAGCGTCTATGGAATCAATCTTTTCACGCTCGCGCTGTATAAGGGCATCGTTCAGCGTAACCTTATCGTTTTCCCTTTGAATGTTTAAGCTAACATTGGCTGCCTGTTCAAAAAGCGCGGATGTTTGTTGCCCTGTTGACGCTGCTCTTTGTATGGCTCCGCTGTCCGTGAAAGACGGTGTTGCTGCTCTGCGTATAACCACTTGGTCGTAGCCGGGTACTGTCGGCATAAAGTCCCTCTACATTTTACTATATATGTTTGCAGCACTGCCCGCATTAGAAAGGGCACCGCCAATACCCTGAACAAACGCTTGCCGCCCCGATGCTTTCAAAGCATCCGCTTGCATTCTACCCTCAATACGGCGGGTAGAAGCCGATAGACTGCCAGAACGCAGGGTTTCCTCGACGTTGCTAAGCCCAGCCCTGCGCGTAGCTTCCATAACCATTAACGGCGAACCCGTAAGGTCAACGCCACTCTTTAGAAAGGACACAACCTGTCTGCGGCGTACCGATTCCGCTTCACGGCCAACAGCCAATGCCTCCTTGCTTGATGCCCGCGCTTCTTCTTCTGCCGCAAGATTGGCCATAGCCTCGTTTTGGACGGCTTGCTTTTTTGCTTCTTTATTGGCCTGTACGCCGCCAGCAATACTAGAGACTGCTGCTAAGCTTGCCAGTGCGAGTGCGGCTGCCGCTGCCATATCCCCTAAACCCCTAGAATGTAGTTTGTCATGTTGGAATCGGTCTTCTGAAAGCCGCCTTTCTCAAGCCGTCGCCCCATTGCCGCACTTTTTAAAGTGCTCATCACTGCTACCCCGCCTAGTTCCTTTGCTTTTGAAGCTATGCTTTTTGTCATTTCTTCAATGCATATTTTTCTATCTTTTGATTTTTTGCAAGAGATATAGTTTTCCGCCCAGATAATAGGGGTGTCGGTTAGATACAGGAAAACAGCGCAGACAGGGTTACCCTCGTCGTCGCACACTACAACACTATTTTTTGGAAGGAACATATAAGGAATAGGTTGCCAGCCCCATGATTCCCACCATTGCACAAAAAGCGGGTAATCGTTTTCGGTGTGGTTGCGAATAAACATCAGTTACTCACTGTAAAATACGGGACAACTAATTGTATATAACACGGGAACGGAACATCTTGAACAAAAATTACTCGTTTTGATTTTGACCATGTACCATCTCGCGCATCAACAGTCTCGTTGGCGTATTTTACTTTAATGTCTCCCGTAAACGGAAGCGGCGGCCTGTCCATCTGCATATTAGCGGTGCGGGCTTCAATCTGGTTTAACCTATAGCGGCTTGTCCCATACCGCACGTACATCGAATTTAAGAACCGAAGCCCTACTTCGTAAAGAGATTTGGGTTTTGTTTGTGAGACCCCCGTTGTGCCCCCGCCTTCAAGCTCGTTTGTTTCTACTTCTCCCGTGTAGGGCAAACCAATATGAAAAACAGACGCTTGCCTTTCCAAGGTAACCACACCGCCAGTCACAACAACTTGCGGGTGCTGGCCGCCATCGGCAACAACAGATACTGTCCTGCCCTCAAGGTGCATCAAACCGCCAACAGCGTTTGTTGTGATATACCATTCCCCAGCGGGAATAGCGGTAACACTGTTAAACGTTTCCACAATGGTACAGGTGACGTTTGTGGAACTGTTATAAGCGGTAATCAAGGCAACCCCTGTTTCGTACCCAGTAACGCTTTTACGAATAATCTCTGAACCCACCATGTCCGCTGTGAACACGCTTCCAGCCGCCGTAAACACTATCCCTGTTCCCGTGGTCGCGCCCGGTGTTATTGCCTGTGTAGCAAAGACAGAACCATCGTATGTGACCGCAGAATCAAGGTAAACGTATTGTTTCTGGGCTTCATAGGTTGCTCTAGCAAAAGCGGCTTTATCGGCGGCCTCATTTCCGGTAAAAAAATCTTCTCGCATCGGGTAGACAATGGTATCGGCCATGTACTCAACATTGTACCTATCAACGCCGTTGACCGTTCTTTTTATGCACGCCCATAATTGCCCGTCATCGTGTAGCCGTGTTTGGCTGCACACACTTTTAAAATCTCCGTCGGTTGAATGAAGGTGCCAGCCGCTTATGCTTTCCGTGCTGCTGGTCGTCATCCCTACTAACTTGCCGTCTTCCCGTACCGCCCACAGAATATCGTTGCTGCCCTCAACGTAATCAAACTGCGATATTCCCTCATAGGTAAGATGCTCTGAAATTTCGTTCCTATTTACGGGAACGTATCTATCTTGTTCGAGGCTGTACTCAAATGAGCGCATAGTGCTTTTATCGCCCTGCAAATAATACAAGAGCAAACCTCGGCCTATGGGGTTAACATCATCAACACCGTAACTATTGGTCGGCTTGATAGAGATGCTTGACGGGGTAATGACGTTATCAATACCGCCTGTTGCAAAAAGCACGTCGTTGGTTGCGCCAATGGTGAGGAACTTGTCGGTTCCGGCCAGCCATTCTATTTTTGCCGCTCCGCTAACCTTATATTCTAAACCCTCATCATCTTCCGGTCTCGCCCCAGCCGATAGATTAATCTGCAAGGTAAAATCATCAACATTTCCGGCGTTACTGCCAAACAGTGTGTTTGGCTCATTGGTGCTGCCGCCGTAGTACAATCGGTTTTCATAAAAGCCCACTGCTCCGGGGTATGTTCCAGCGGAAAGGAACGGTGCCGCCGCTGACGAGACTTTCCTGACGATACCCCCGCCCGTGTACGCCGCATAGCCAGACGAATCTAAGCCAACAAGCTGAAACGTGTTTGCGCCCGTGTTGACAGCGGCAATAGTAAATTCCCGCTCGTTTATTTCGGTCATGCCCGTGGCACTGTTAATAAAAACCGTGTCGCCATTAACAAAAGAATCGCTCCCGGTGTAGGTCAACACAGCCGGGTTGGCCTGTGTCACCGCGCTGATGACCTGTGCGTTTTGCCGTGTTTTCCGTATGGGTGAGTGGTCGGCAAATGTCCAGCTTGTGGGGCTGGTGTAGGTTAGCTTTTTTGGCGGGTATAAAGGGTGGGCGATGTAAAGTACGTTTTTTTCTTGGGCAAACTTTAACGCCTCAAGGTCTGCGGCTGCATAGGTAGTGACGATCTCCATCACCTTTTCAATGGTGCCCCCAGACGTATAGGCCGGGAATGCCGTTGAGTTAACCCCTGCAAGCTCAAACGTGTTTGCGCCGACGTTGACGTTAGCAACAATATACTCATTGTCGTTTAGGTTGGTCATGCCGGAAATATTGCCTAGCAATACACTGTCGCCATTGGCAAAGGTGTCTGCGCCGCTGTAGGTGACAACGGCAGGGTTAGCTTGCGTAATCCCGGTAATGTTTTGCGCCGCAAAACGTACCTGACCGTTGTTCCGGTAGAACCGGATAGCGTTTTGCGTAAACTCCAGCGTGAAACTTGCACTGTCAATAAACCTGAATTTATACAGCCAAGCTGGTTGATTGTTTTTTGTCTGGGCTGCGTAGTAAAACCCAGGTCTAAAGAACACACCCCCAGCGGCTTCAACAATGAAGTTTCTTACCCGCCGCGCCCCTTTGTAGGTTATTTGGAGATCGTGCCTACCGTAGAATTTAGGCGCGATTTCCCCAGCGGAAAAATCCGGTTGTGACGTGTTGACGCTAACCATTAAAATAATGCCGGGTAGTATCGCGCACGCCTAGAGAACGTCGTGCGTTGCGGTTAACACTAACTCGCCTGACTTCTGGCGGGTGCTCTTGGCCGTCAATGCCCGTCGCGTTCTTGATCAAGGTTTTGCGGATAGCCGAAAGCCGCTCAATGTTGGAATTGTTCTGCGTGATCGAGTACGCAAGCGACAGGGCAATTTCTACTGCAAGAAGCTGAATAAAAATATCATCAAAAGCCAAAACATTTTCTACATCAGAAATGTAAATTATGCGGCATACGGTAGCATCGGAATAACGCAGCATAATGCTTTTGTTTTCAAAGAAATAATCTGATGCCGCGTAGATCATATCGTCTTCATTTACTACCCGCAGCAGCCTGATAAAATCAGCGGTGACGGGAAAGGCGGCGGCGGCACCAAACAAAGGGATTGTTGAACTTGCGCTCAATTCTGCTCTTTTTATGGCAAAGTTCCAAGGATGCATTCTTAACAACATCCGGCGATTAACGTCATACCACCGGGCGCATTTTTCCTCGGTGCTTGTCTGCGGTGAAGATATATCCGAAACAAAACCGCCTTGGAGTAAATCCAAGGCCATGTTGCAGATGTCCGTTGATGATGTGACCGCCATTAAACCCCCTTTGCGGCCAGCAGGAAGCTACCCCCTACTGGCCGGGCGCGAAGTTTAGTTAAAAACAAAAACGCCTCTGACGCGGATGGTTCCGGCAGCGGTTCCTACCGTGGTGGCGGTAAGAGCAATGTCGTAAGAATCATCAGGGTTAGTGGCTCCAGAAAGAGAAGCCAGCGTACGAAGTTCCCCAAGCGTCAAGGCCGATAGCCCGACGTTGTTTGATGTGGCAATCGTACGGGCAGTTGACATATCAATAGCCGAAGCCAGCACGGTAGCGTTTACCACCGAGCCAAGGTTGGCACGGTACAAGCCGAAACCGTAAGAAGTGCCTCCAGTAATTGCTGTGTTCACCACTTCAAGGCTGATAGGAATAGCGTTGGAAGGCACAGAGGCGAAAACCCGGAAGATACTTCCGTCATCGTCTAAGGCTGCTACGCTGACAA